TCTAATTATTTATAATAAAATATTCAACTGAAGCACTACTAGTACATCGGTTGTAGAAATACGTTTTTTGTATACAGATTTTGTTACCAAACGCTGTGCCATATTTGTACGCATACAAATATGACCCCGAGCGTTTAGTTGGAATAGGCCAAGCCTCCCATACCGGACATGATACGGAGAACGTTGTAGTTGACGGCGTAGATGCGGACCTGCGCGGTGTTGTATGTGTTGACCGTGTTGTTGGAGAGGGTGAGGAGAAGGGTGGCGTTATCAATACGCGAGAAGTTGCAAGAGCCGCTGGGCTGGTGCTCCTCGGGCTTGAGGGCAAACGAGTAGACGTTGATGCCGACCGCGGGGATGTTGGTGTGGTGCTGGTAAGGCTGGACCAAGTTGAAGTAGCGTCCCTCGCGCTCCGTGAAACGATCGTGACCGTTGAGCTGGATCTTGGCGACAACGACAGGGTTGTAGCCCGCCATGCCCTCCACGCGCGTGACGGAGTAGCCGGACTCGAGCACCGAGCGATCCCACCAGTCGGAGTAGTTGAAGGGCTGCTGTCCCTTCCAGGGGTTCGTGACCGTGGGGTCGCATGAGACGAACGAGTCGCGCTGGACAACCCACACAAGCTCCTTTGTGGGGTGGTTGAAGTTCATCTTGATCTTGTTGGCAGAGGAGGTAACCGACTCACCGCCCGTGAACTGGAGCTGCTCGATCAGGTACTCGTGCGAGACCTGGGCGAAGCGGCGGCGCTCATCCGTGTCGAGGTAGATGTAGTCAACATAGAGCGAGGCGGAGACCAAACCGGCGGCGGCAATGCGCTGCTGGATGGGGTACGAGGTGTTCTGCACCGACACACCGCCCGAGGTGACCGTGGCGTAGTCCCACTCGAGGTTCTGGAGCGCGTTGAACTCGAGCCAGATCTTGACCTCGTGGTACTGGAGAGCAATGAGAGGGAGAGCCAGACCAGGGTTGCGGTTGAACCAGAACTGGAAGGGGATGTAGAGCGTGTACTCCGGCGCGCAGTTGCGGACCTCCTGGGAGGCGTGGGGCTCACCCGTGCCGCAGGCGTTGTCGCAGCCCTCACCGCCCTGGACGAGCAGGTTGGTGAGCTGGGGCACATTGCCTACCATCTCGGCGTAGCCGGCCTGGAGACCCGGCTGCTGGGTGAGCTCGTTCCAGATCTGGAGCCAGTCACCGTAGTGCTTATCAATCTGCTGACCACCGATCTCAACGTAGACGTTGTTGATGAGGTTGTGGCCAACCCAGTTGAGCCAGCGGAACTGGGCACCCGAGCCGTCCGACGCCTGGAGCGTGACCTGGGGGAGCGTGCACTGGAGGTACACACGGTGAATCAAATCACCGTTACGGGAGATGGTGCACTGCACCTTCTTGCCGAAGTTCGCCGAGCCGTTGAACGTCTGCTCAATGGACTCCATGGCGAAGTTCGTGTGGCGGCGGTACACCACCTTGAAGAATGTAATCTGCGGGTTACCCGTGAGGTAGATATCCTGCGCACCGTAAGCGACAAGCTGCATTAAACCACCGGAGCCCATTGTTGTTTATACCTGAGCCCGAGAAAATAATTTTTGGCTCCGGGAAGATTTTTGCCGAGATTCCGACCCCTGACGAAGGGGGCGCCCCGCACAGATTCTATGATAGTTAGGGTCTAAACACTGATTTTTGTGTTTCTTAGTATAATGTCTGAACCCCTATCGCTGGATGACCTATTAAGACCAATAGGTGGTACAACCGAAACGGCTGCATTTACAAATAGAACACCTAAGACATTAGAACCCGCAAAGACTCTTGAATCTTTCCATACACAACAGATTCATAAAATTCAGGAAGAAAAGACAAATCTTCCTAAACTGCGTACGGATCTAGCGGAAAAGAAAGCAAAACTTGCCGAAATTGAACGACAATTTATGGAACCTAGCGTTCTAACAACAGCAAATGATGTGCTGGTTTTGGCGAGCCGCCAAAAAATAGAAGATGAAATACATGTATTGGAAAAAACCATCAAAAAACTGGAAGATGGCACTGCAGAAGCGGATTACTTTTTACGCGTCGGCGACATCCTGTTTTCTTACAGTGATGCGCAAGAGCGTATTGCGGTTGGCGAAAAGCCGGCAGAGCCTATGACGAAGGGTCGTATGCCTGCCAATAGTGTTTATTCCTATTTTACGAACGAGATTGACGATAAGTCTATGAAAACAAATGACTTAATGCCTGAAGTGAAGAAAGCATCCGCAATTACGAATACTATTGGATTTAAGCGCGATAAGGCGCTAGAATCGTATTTAACGGCTCTTAATCCTACCGCTATTCAACACGAAAATAGTATTGCGTCCTCTATTACGGAAAACTTTGGCAATTGTGCTATTTGTGAATCCGAGATGTTATTTAACGAGACCTTTTTGGACTGCCCTCAGTGTGGATACCGTGACTATGTTCTGGTTGATTCCGAGAAGCCATCCTACAAGGATCCGCCCCGCGAAATGTCGTACTACGCCTATAAGAAAATTAATCACTTGAACGAATGGTTGGCGCAATTCCAAGCAAAGGAAACCACTGAAATTTCGCCCGCTATTCTGGACCAAATCCGACAGGAACTCCGTAAGGAGCGTATTACCGACATGAGCAAACTCAAGCCTTCCAAATTGAAGGATGTAATTAAAAAGCTAAAACTGAACCGTTGCTACGACCATGTAGCACATATTCTCAATCGTCTCAACGGTATTTCGGCACCCGTTTTGTCGCGCGAAGTAGAGGAGAAGCTTCGGTATATGTTTAAGGAAATCCAATTTAGTTTCGTGAAACATTGCCCTAAGAAGCGCTCAAACTTCTTATCATACTCCTTTGTACTTTACAAATTCTGTGAACTGCTGGAGTTGGATGATTATTTACCGTGCTTTCCTTTGCTCAAAAGCCGTGAAAAGTTATATATGCAAGATAAGATCTGGCAGAAAATCTGTGAAGATATGGGCTGGGAATTTATTCGAACTGTTTAAGAATAGTTGTATATATATTAGTAAACTCATAATTGTATATTGTTAAATATACTTCTTGAAATTTATCAGGATACTTCTTCGCTTCTAACAGTGCAATTTTATGCGCCTTGTTACTTGCTTCACTACATACGGGTAGTACTATGTTAATATCCGTATGTGGTTTTTGTGTTTGGCAGGTTATGTCCATGTATGAATACCTAAAGATTCATAATAACTTTTCGGGTCCAATTTTACGGACGCAATCTGCTTTATAAGATGTAGCGTCCCCATGCCATTCCGCGCCCAGGCTGATAGTCCTGATGACCAAACTCCTCTATACTATTATTCTGTAGGGCTTCTTGCCAGACCTGTGATGGACCGCGTGTATGTCCGTGATGCCAATCAGCGTTATAAATCACATCGTCCAAAATCACAAGGGTGTTCTTGCTGCTTAAACGACGGCAATTAAAAAAATCCGTCTGTGCGGTACTGTATTCATGTCCGCCATCAATAATTATTACCTCAAATACTGTGGCAGGATTCTCTCTAAGAAAGTTTAATACAGCACTCCTAGAATCGCCCAATACTAGCCGATGGCGACCGGGATAGGTCTTATCAATATATTCCTTCGCTGTTAGAATATATGGGTGAGAACCTATATCAAATGATGTTACTCGTGCGTTTGGATTATTCTTGAGGATAAGATCGGCGGAATGCCCCGCATTGAATCCAATTTCCATTATATGCGTCTTATCTGCTGTCAATTTGACGATCTCTTTCTGTTGGTCCGGAACCTCATTACTATTTCCCTCAAACTCCACAAAGCCGTGCTCTTTTAAACATGTATTGAGATCCATTATATCTGCCACATAGTGTTTAAAATTCAAGATATACCGAATAATCTAGATTAGGTCTAAATCTTACCCTAAATAGAGACATATTGAAATGCCCGTCTATGTAGGATTTGATATGGGTATTCGCAATCTAGCATATTGTGTTATTGAACACGGTGCTGAATGGGCTTGGTCCGTAGTTGCCTGGGACAATGTAGATTTGCTAGAAGGCGGCGAGACCGCCCAGACTGCCAAGTCGTGCGCCGGTTGTGGTAGTGGCGCAAAGTGGATTTGTGTAGGAGATGGGATGAAGTGGTGTAAGGGGTGTGCAACCGGTGTTCGTGTCAAGAAATCGGCTATAGCGAAGCCGTCTCTACCCTGTCTTCCATGCGCTGTCGGTGCGAAAGAACTCAAAGCACTTGCTATTGGTCGCGGGGTAGAGGCGAAGAAGATGAAGAAACCGGATCTTGTTTTGTGGGCTGAAAAAGAGTATTTAGTGCCCTGGAAACCGGTCAAGACGATGTCGGTGTCGTTGGATACGATTCGTCGTGCTATGAATACTTGGCTTAGTTCTGTGCTTCTAACAATGAGTCGTGCTACTGTCATTCGTCTCGAGAACCAGCCGGCGATGACGAATCCTACCATGAAATCGGTACAGATTATGCTCTACACACTATTGGCACATCGTTTGGAGACAGAGCATTCGTGGACGGGTGCGATTGAATTCGTCCATGCCGGCGTGAAGTCCCGAGGGGTGGCGGATATTAGTGGTGCGACGGCGGGTGCCGCGTATAAAGCGCGCAAGGACGGCGCCGAAGCCGATGTTGCCGCAATTTTGGCGAAGGGAGGAGAGGGGGCTGCTGGGTGGCGCGACTTCTTTGCCGGTCGGTCCAAGAAGTCCGATTTAGCCGATGCGTTTCTTATGGCGTACCGGCGTATTTAGACCACTCCTCTTTCATTAACTGCTTGAAGGCAATAAAGTCCATATCGGAATCCGGCGTGTACTGTAACTTTTTGCCCTCGTCGCCCAGGTAATCAAAATAATCGTAGTGGGCGTCGTCGTCCTCATTATACATATAGCATTGTATCGTTATACATGGCTCTGTGTTGGCTGGGAGATTTGTGAGTCGGTGAACCTGATTCAGTGTTGGGCTAATCCATGTGACCTCGTCCTTTGTGAAATTTGCGGTGGCAAACGGCACAACAGAGTCTTTTTGGTCGCAGAGAAAGGGGAACAATTCCACCTGAATGGAACCGTGGAGAACGCGAATGACTGCGTTGGCTGCGGAATGGCTGTGAATCGGTGAATAGTTTCCTATCGGCCAGATTTCCATCACATACGGCACTCCAGGTGATTCGCCATTATTCTGTCCCAAAGTAATGCGTAGATAGGTTTCTTGTGGGTGCGGCTCTTTGCTAAACTCTGTCGCCTTTTCTGCTAAACGCTTGTAGCACCAGCCGTCTGGATTACCGATACTCTGTTTAATGGCATTAGAGAAATCGGGAAATTCTTGGTCGTTTAAGAGAAAATTCTTGCCCGTAATACAATCGTATAACTTTTGTGCCATCGGTGATAGATTCGCCTTTGGTAATACGCTACCTGATGCGATATCGCTCATTGTCAAGTCGTCGGCATGTTTGACTTTGAGCGGTACACCGATTGTGATTGGGTCCCGCAGAAGTCTCAGTGGCTTGAGTGTATCACTCCCAAACTGAACAAGGGTTAGACTTTCCAGGAAGGCAGTGATATCCTCCTCAAATACATATTCATATACCATTGTGTCGAGTCGGGGTTCACCGACGCCGGCATACAAGGTTTTATTATGAGTATCCAGACTGAACCAATAAAATGCGCCACTCTTATTGATCAATCCCGTAGTATTCTTTTCGTCAACGAGTTCTTTTGGCTCTGCCGATGATACAATAAATACGCGAACTTTATTTACGATGAATTCAATACCCAATCCTTGTGTTTTATCTTTATTTTTCAAAAAAAATACACACGGCGATATATTATCGGTACTTTCAAACAAAACAACACCCTGACCGTGTACTAGAAGAGGAATAACTGTAAAGGCACGGAGGTCCCTTAAATTGCGAGATTTGGGGATCGGCATGATCTATATTATGGGTTCGGGTATGCGTTTGGGAATCTAAAACGAAGGCAAAGGAGGTAAAAGAAGGAAACAATGAACGGTCCTACGATTCGTATTTCCGACAGCGGATCATTCCCCGAAATCTCTGCGAGTCAGGATATGGGTCGCTCCTTAGATATTTCAAGCCAAAATGATTTTGACCTTAATTTGCTCGGCAATCAGCGCAAGATTGCGAGCTCCATGGGCAACGGACAATCCAACTCTCCGGCAAATGAACTCAAGGCAGTTGACGATATTGAGTTTGTAAGCCTGGAAGAAACCAATGTAACATATGATGTGAAGCCGTCGGGTGGCGGTGATAACATTCGCATTCTACGCGATACGACTCCCTCTGCTCCCGTACAGAGCATTGGTGGTGATGCCCCATTCAAACTCGGTGGTAACTCGTCTATCTCCAGTGCTCCCACTGTTGCGGCGATTCCTTCATCCATACCAACAACAACAACTACAACCGCTGCACCCGCTGCAAAGTCCTGGTTTTCTAGCATTCCCATCCTTGGTGGTGGTGCGCCGGCGGCAGCAGCGGCGCCAGCCCCCGCACCTGCAGCAGGTGGTGGTTTCCGTAGCTGGTTCAGCAGTAGCGAGCAGCAGCAGCAACAGCAACAGCAGCCACAGATATCTTCCACGCCGGCTGTCTACCTGACGCCCGAGCAGGAGGCGGTCAAGAAGACGGAGGGTTTGACGATTCTGGAGCGCATGGACCGAAAGGGAATCAGCGGCACTAAGATGTCTATGAGCAATACGCTGGAGGAGATTAACTCCGAGGTTTCGCGTCGCAAGGATTCGAAGGGTCTAGAGGCATCGCTCCGTTTCCAGCGCTCAATGCTCACAACGGTCACTAGCGGTATGGAGTTTCTCAATAGCCGCTACGATCCCCTAGGTCTCCACCTGGACGGCTGGTCCGAACAAGTAAATGAGAACATTGAAGATTATGATGAGATTTTTGAGGAACTATACGATAAGTACAAGGATAAGAGCAAGGTAGCACCTGAGGTCCGCCTCATTCTATCTCTCGGCTTATCTGCTGGTATGTGCCATGTAACCAATACGATGTTCAAGTCGCGCATGCCTGGTATGGACGACATTCTCCGCAACAACCCAAATCTGGCGCGTGAATTTGCCCAGGCGGCGGCGAAGGAGTCCGTTGGACCCGGTTTTGCCAACTTCATGTCACTAGGACGCCCTGGTGGCGGCGGAGGCGGTGGAGGCGGTGGAGGCGGTGGAGGCGGAGGCGGCGGCATGCCACCGATGCCTCAGCCGCAGATGCCTCCCATGATGCGTCAGGAGGCGCCTCTAGAGCCTACGGAGCCTGAGGGAGTACAGAACAGTGGATTTATGGGCATGATGGGTGGTATGATGTCAGGACTCGGCGCCGCAATGCCGGCAATGCCTTCTGCCGGTCCGCCACAGGCGCAGACTGCACGTCGCGAGATGCGCGGTCCCACCGGCGTTGATGACATTCTTCGCCAGCTCAACGAGGGCGGTCAGTCCCTACCGAACCCTCCTCGTAGCGGCGGCATAGATAGCGAGGATATCGGCTCCGTTGGCAGCGGTTTTACCACAGAGACAATGCGCCGTAATGGGCAGAACCGTCGCACGCGCAAGATGACGGCGACGCAGCCAACGGGCAATGAGCTCACACTCAATGTATAATTATAATTATTCAATTCGTTCAATATCATTGAAACTGTTGAATTACTCGTTTGGCAACTTAGGATCCGCCGATATAATTGGCGCTTCCACTGGTTCAGGTTTCTTAAGCGTAAAGAACTTCTTTGCATTTTGTTCATATGTGCTCTTTCCCTGTTCAATATCATGTCCGCACCACGACGGAATCAAACAGTACGGGCTGTGCTCATTCGCAATGACCCAAATAATAGAAAAGAATAATATGCTGACCCAGAATGCGGCAGCTAAGTTACGAGTCGCAATAAAGATAACCGTAAAAAAAAGCGCAGGGCGTAACCATGGTGCCGCCAAAAACTCCTCCTGCTTCTTCGTAAGTTCCAAGGAGAGGAAACGACCGCCCAAGTTGAGCACCAACATAAAACAACCAATAATATACGGATTTGTATTTACAAATACGATTGCTTGTGATAGAGGGTCCAAAACACCACCTGTAAGTGGCGGTTGACCTGTGTTGTTATTTGGACTAGGATGAGGAGACAAGGTTGGAGATATATTTACAGGTGCTGCTTGTTGGGGTTGGCTATTGAATGATAAAGGAGCGGGTGTCAACATAGTACCACCTATGCTCGGCGGCGCAGTCGGTGGGGGTAAATAAGGATTCACCGATGTTGTAGGCAAAGCGGGTGGCGGCGGAGGATGCGGACCAGGTTGTCCTACCATACAACTTACCGGAGTCATCCAACTACCAGCAGATTTCTTAGCACGCCGCGGCATTCCTTACGGTGGCGTGGTAATTTATTCGGGAAACTCTTACAGTGGGTGTGATGCTAGTAAGTTTACATCGGCAATCCAAAAGAACACTATCACCAATAATACAGAAGCGAGTAACTGATGCTTCTCTGCAACATAGGCTAGTGCAAGACCCGCAGCAAAACGAATCGCAGGGTGGAGTGCAGCATCGCGAAATCCAAAACTATAGGTCTTATCGAAATCCAAAGAAAAGTATAGTAGAAATACTGTGAGTATTACTGCTACAATAGTACCGTAATCCATCCGGGGATTATCTTATTTAGAGCGGGTGTTTAATCTTGTACGGGGAATGTGCTGACATCCTTTTCTTGAATGGCAATCGGCTGCTCCTTGAGTACCTTCTCAACAAACCACTTCTTAGAGTTTGTTACCCAGTCAACCGTATTAGAAGCGTTTAGGAACCCCTCGGGGCTGCGCGCCTCTGCCGACCATACACACAATAAGAAGAAGAAGACCGCAAATGTTCCAGCGTAGAATCCCTTCCAGTAGCATGCCATACCGGCAAGCGATACTAGGAAGAATCCTGCTGGCTGAATAATATAGTAACGAAGACGATGAGGAATACGATTCGCAACGGCTCCTAGAAATACAATAACAATCACGGCAATCCACTTACCCGCAATAGGAGGATGCCAAATGGGACCCATTTGTAGAGAACCGGGACCTGGTGGCGGGTTCATACTATTTGTAATGGGCTCACATAGTTATTCGTTAGCGTTAACGGGTTGATGTCTGTTCGAATAGAAAAAGGTGGCTCAAAAAACTGTCTGCCAATCGCTTTTATAAATCGTAATCCTTTTTCTAGATTTTGTGTTGTATAGAGCAATAGTATTTTATGTGCCGCAACGGCATCCGCATCCGTTGGTGTATCGGGTATTGTGATCGACTGCGATGGTTTGGGCAATGCGAGGGGATCCACTGGATTGTCAAACGCTTCTGTAAGAAGACCTCTCGCATTCCGTATACGATCGTTCCATGCGTAGAGAGTGAGCACAACAGCGGCTGTAAACAAGCCGATAGATATGAGTTGACTTGCGCGCATCCTTATCATGGAATAGGAACTTTGTACGCTCTAATTTTCCGTTCCGCAGCGAAAGAGTGAAAAAAATAACGAAGGTCTTTCTAAGGGAGAGCAGATGTGCTCATTAACAGAAGCTTTTAGTTCATTTACGGACTCGTCCCGGAATGACGAACAGGCGCCTATAAATTCATCGTCGTTATTCGCCTTGGATGCCGATAAGAAAAGAAGGAAGAAGCGCCGTGCTGTTCTGCCTCCACCTGAACCCCAGGTGATCGAACCGGATCGTCCTGCCCATCGTCCTTTGCCTCCAGGTGAACTTCTTGGTGGAGCACCCACCGAAAATTCAAGAAGCAGCAGCGACTCCGAAATGCTGAATGCTTTTGAAACCGCTGATTACTTCCCTCATCCTGCACAAGATGTCGTAGATAAGAATGTATATAAACTGGAACCCGATTGGGCAACTGCTTTTAATGATACCGGTACTCCCGACTGGATTAAGAACCGATTGCCTCATCGTGAGAATGAGGCGCCCCTTATTCCATCACCGTGGCTAGATGGTCAGTCCACTCTCTGGCAGCGTATTGGAAAGAATGAGCAGACACAAGCCGACTTGAAGGGTGCCGAAGTGGCTGCCAATACTCGCCTGGATGACTTACAACGAAAATTGGATCACATGTTCAATAAATTGGAGCAGATGGAAATCACGAAATCGGAATCCAATCTGCTTGAGATTTTGCTCTTTGTTCTCGGTGGCGTATTCTTGATTTTGATCCTGGATATTCTCGTCAAGCAGGGAACACAGGCATCTATGCTTATTGCTGCTGCTGGAGGTGGTAAATTATACAAACGATACATGCCGTTCCGACAACTGTCCCGGTAATCGTGGTATATTTGATCCGGCTCCGCCGGTTGCCGACATCACGAGTGACCTTGTTATTGGTGGTATGGGCGTTGGTATTGTTTCTACCTCTGGTTTGAACTCAACCGTTTTCTTTATCGGTGTTTTTCGCTTAACAACTTCAGGCATTGGTGCTGCAGATGTAGGATGTAGTACTGGCTTAGGAACGGGAACCTTATATCCTGTTGCCACGCCGCGTACCGCATTCATGACTTGACTCATAGGACTTTCGTGTTTACGATACATTTCGTCGTGTGCCTTCCATGTAATATATAACAAATTTGGGTGTGTGTAATGTACTTGATATCCTATATTTCGTAGATTCCATACAATATACAAAATTGCATCTCCTATATCAAATCGTGGGGTTCCTGGAATAAACTCAGGAACAACATAAAAAAGGGATTTTTCATTACCGGGAATACGCGCGATTGCCTTTATCTTATTGTAAATTTGCTGTAAAACCATATTATAAATACGTATTCGTGTACTATCCCGTTTTGCCTCTTCCGTATACAAGGAAGACGGCACGAGCATTGGTGGAACCAACGATGACGACATCTTGATGTTATATGCGTAATTATTTTGAATTTTGTTCCGCTACGGCGTATAAGATGTTTCTTCCTAAACGCCTTGTCTTTACTGGTGGCGGTACACGCTGTATTGTATTTGCCGATGCTCTGCTTGTATTGGAACAAGCGGGCGTATTGGAGCGTGTAGAGGAGTATTGGGGGACCTCTGCCGGTGCCTTTCTAGCAACTCTCATGGCACTCAGTGACGGTAGTGTAGAGAAGGTACGAGAACTTATGCATACCACGGATTATCTTAAATTTCGCGATGTTGATATCAATAATCTACTTGCTATTCACAAGGTATGGGGTCTAGATAGTGGTATATCATTGGTTGAGGAAGTGGAACGTATTTTAGAACTTATAAAACCAGGTGCAAAAGAGTTCAAAATGTCCGATATACCAGGTCTTACAATTGTTATATCCAATCTTAGTACTCACAATATTGTATTATGTTCTGCAGCTACATATCCATCTCTGCGGGTCGTTGATGCAATTCGCGCAAGCATGAGTTTACCACTCTTTTTTCGTCCCTATGTGCACGAAGAGACGGGGCATATATGGGTAGACGGCGCAGTCGGCGCAAACTTTCCATGGATGCTTGTACCGAGTCACGCAGATCGCAAAGAATCGCTCGGTTTCACCTTTGACCATGGAGATTTAAAAACCCCCACAACAATCTCTCAATTCATCTTTTCTATGATCCATTTTGAGGGACCAAAGAAAAAAGACGCATTAAAGGCGCATTATCCAAAGAACATTCTTTGGTTTCCAAATTTGCCTTTTCCTGCGTGGTTTATGAAACTAACAGCATCAGATTTTGAGATGCTCGCTTCTATTGGGAAAAAAGTTGCCGAAGATTGGCTCAATTCATCCGCTGAGCATTCATATTCACAGTATCCTCAAGGAAAGAACGGAAGCTCACTTCCTTGCGAGGACCATCGTAATCCTTTACCAGTTTCCCCTCCGCATCATACAGGACAAACGTCGGATAACCTGAAATCTTCAGTCCCTGAACCGCCTCGGGATTCTTCTCCGCCTCAATCGCATTGCACTCCACCTTCTTGCCGCCGATGGTCATGGTAGAGCCGAGCTTCTCAAATTCGGGCTTCGCGTGGTGGCAGTGCGGGCACCAATCCACATAGTACATATTGAAACGCCAAGGATTCTCAGGAGCGCCCTCTACACTGCTTCCATCAAAGCCCTCCTTCATAGCACCACGGCTACGCGCCCATAGAACAATGAGTACAAGACCAACCGCCAAAAGTAAATACGGCAAGTACGAAAGTTTAAAGAGGTTAGCCATTCTTTACATAAGGACTAGAAAATGCTTTCTCGTGGTGGCAAACTTACGCGGTATTTCCTGGCACCCGATGGTGATGCGACATGGTCCACTGCGGATTGGAGCCGTGCAAAAACGCTAGAAGCACGATGGTTGGCACTAGGTATATCGGAGGATGACCGTCGCCGATATATTCCATGTGCGGTGCTCATCGCAAAATTTCCGGGGATTGTTTACCCTGATAGCGTTATGAAGCGTCTTACAGAATTGGCGGTGGAAAATTGAAATCTTATAGCGAACTATACTATGTTTAAGAATGAATACGGTAGGAAATCAGGAGTTTGATGCTAAGTTCTTTGATACTGCCTCTGCCGCCTGGATGTCTAACAAAAAGAAACTAGACGATTGTACATATGTATATAAGTGTACTTATACACATATGAATGGTAAGCCTTGCGGTAAGGCAGTAACGATTCAGTCCACGATGCATTGTTGGGCGCATCGCGGATCTATGAAAAAGAAGGGATTATAAGAATCCGCCGGTAGCAAAGTACTTACGGGTACGGTTACGGTCAAATGATTTCCGCTTGAGCGTCTTCTTTGCGCGGCAAGTTTTCACTTTTGCGGTCTTAATTTTGCCGCAGCCGCTGGCAAATGTATTTAACTCGTTGCAGAGTCCGTTAAAACTATCATGGGGCGCGGTCTCTTTGAGCTCGTCGCACATCGCTTTTTCTGCGGCGTAGAGCCATTCTGTGACTTTTTTGCGACCGCAGTCAAGTTTAGGGACATGGGGCACCGTTTTAAGCCACGCTTTTTTCCAGATAGGAAAAGGGAGAATATGAGGCAGAGACTCCCACCATAGTTTGAGTTTCGGCAAGCGTTCCGCAATTGTCATAGTATTCCAACGATTGCGTAGTTCGGGAGTTGGTGGATGCGGCGGGGCACCTGGTATTGGCGTACTTGTTACATCACGGCAGGGAGTTGTGTAAGCAACTGAGTATAGAAAATCCCAGCCAATCATTGCCTTTTGCGTACAGGATTGACGCATCCATGCTTCGTAGCGTTGCTTCACATCGTGCCAATCGGGGTCCTTACCAGTAATTAACTTCTGCTCGCGGAGTTTTCCATTTACACGGTTATGAATACGGTAGAGCCAATTGGCAAACTCCTTTGTATCATTTGGAATTGGATCGCTTGCATAATACTCAGTAAGTGACGCACGGCAGAATTTACAAGGCAGAGCGTACGGTAGTGTTTGAAAAAATTGAAGAAGGTAGCGTTTATTTAGGGTGGGAGCAGCAAACGCCACTAAGTGTAGCAGCCGCCAACCACTCGGTCCCCAAAAGCGGGTGTCCATTCTTACTTTCATGACAGAAATTTTCTACGGCTATTACTATAATTCACCATTTCAACTTTACTTGGCGCCGTCTCAAGTGCCCAATGCAGGTCTCGGCGTCTATGCGCGTGAGTTTATTCCTGCCGGCTCTCGTATTGATGAATATACCGGCGAGATATATTCATCAAAACAGGCGAGCAGTTACGCATTTGAAGTTCGCCCTGATTACTTTATTGATGCTCGTGAGTTTCCGCGCTGTTATATGGCGATGTTGAACGACTGCTCTTATATTGCTCGTCGAGTCATTCGGCGCAAAAAGCGCTGGATGAATATTACACCGAACGCATATTATGGAACAGATGGGAAACGCCTTGTTATCAATTGTGAATTTGTTGTAGATGAAACAGCAAGTCGCGTATTTATTCATTCCACTATAGATATTCCTACCGGTGCCGAACTCTTTGTAGATTATGGTCCAGATTATTGGAAGTGTCATTAGTAGTAACTATTTTTTGAGCAATATATCTCGTCCAATATATTCATGAATTTGGTGTACAAGCGTTTCATTAAATAATTCATTTGGAAATGCTATAAAATTTCTACAATCTGGTCTACAATGCGGTAACACTTCATCTATCAAAAATATAGTATAATTTTTATTATTCAAGTGTTGTATAATTAGATTATAATCATCGAGCTCCAAATGTTGTTCAAATGTAATAATCGGTCTATCTTTATCAATTAACTTATCGGCTCCTTGTATAATTCTATATTCCATACCTTCAACATCCAAATGTATATATCCCACATTTTCTATCTCCTTTGTCTCGTATAAGTAATCTAACGAAACCGCAGTCATTTTATTCTTGCCATCAACGCCACAGTTTCCGTATACAAATGAACAATGAGTCAAGTCGTCATTCGTAGATAATATCTCATTCTTATCACTAATCGCAGATTCTATAATCTTAATATTTGTAATATTATTATGCGTACATGTATTCTTTATAAAATTACAATTATCCGCAGACGGATCTATAGCATATACGATTCCCTTTATATTTTTAGACCAAGGAATACTATTATCTCCTATCCACGCGCCTAAATCTATTATATTACGTTGTATAATATTATTATTAATTAAAAATGTATTTATTCGTCGAAATAAAACTTCATGCTTGTCTCTATACGATAATTCTGGAGAAAAATGGTGATCAATTAATTTGATTATAGTATTATTATCATTTGTAAAGATGCAGCTTCTCATGATTTATTATTCTAAAAAAAAGTTACTTTAGACCTTAACGATATCCCCATGATAAATCGCATATAGGCAAAGTTTGAAGAACGCGGTCGCGGTGATCAAACATAACTTTATGAAATACTTGTCCTAAAATCTCGGTCCATCCAAGTGGATATCCTGAGGTTGAAATGTATCCAGAACCACCATCGTTACAATCTTGCGGAAAATTAGCAGGACACGCTTTGATTCTATCTAATTTTTTATCTAAAATATCGGTCATACTTTTATACCAATCATTTGTGAAAGGAGTATTTGGTCTACATATAAAACAACCGGTTCCAAGAAAATACTGCCAATACTCATTATAAGGGGTGTATACTACCCACTCTGGTATAATCTTATATCCGCATATCCAATAATCGCTTTTAACAAATTCTTCATATGCGGGTTTCCACGATCCTGTGGTAGGTTTAATATCACTATAACCACCACCATGAAAATTCATAAAATAGGTTCTTAAATAATCGGCTTTATGGGTTTCGGATAAATATGGGTATGCCTCATGAAGAGGGTGATCGGGCAATATGTATTCATGAAGATTCTCTTTTGTAACTAAAACAACAGTCATATCTGACATTTGTTTTAGTTGTTCTAAGGACTGTTTTCTTACATAGGACATTTCATTTGATCCTGTCCAAAAACAATAAAGTTTATTAGATACCATTTATTGTTCTAATGAAAAATTATTAAAGATTATAACTAATTGCGCACCTGGTGATCTTTCTGTCTCTCAGCAAGGAGAGCACGAATCTCATCAAGCTCATGCGCGTTTACCTCAATAAGTGCCTTCGTTGCTGGCACCTTAGGTGTCTCAATCACTTTTGCGTCGGGTTCCTTTTCATCCGTTGCTTCCGCTCCAGTTTGCGGATATACTATTTTAGGTAGTCCTTCGGCTGACTCAGAGTCCGATACGGGTACCGGTACCGGTTCCGTTTCTGTTTTTGGTGTGGGTACAGTTACAGGTGCGGGCACGGTTACAGGTGCGGGTACTTGTAACACCGGTGATGACGGCTTCATTTGCTCCACCATAAACTTTTTGAGATCCTCTAACTGCTTCATTACATCTGCCGTTGATGGTGGTGGTGGTGGCGGTGCATGTGCCGCCTTTGCCGCCAAACATGCCTCGCACTTACAACCTTCTGGCAGAGCCGGTATGGATGGTTTGACAAATTTAGAACCAGAACCAGAACCAGAACCAGAACCAGAACCAGAACCAGAACCAGAACCAGAACCAGAACCTGGGTTTCTAACAAAATTAGATAAGGCTGCTGCTGCTGCTTCTGCTGCTGCGTCAGGAATCAATATATTTTCGTCGTCTACATTGTCATTTGTATCATCATGTGTATTGTTGTAGGCGGGCTTACTTGGTTTCTTCGATGCACCGGTCTGTGCCCTTATATTCGTTAGTTGTATACCTCCGTCCATCACAACATCATCTGAAAATGTGGGCGTGGGCGCAATGGTTACACGCGAATCTTTCTTGAGTATCGACTTTGGTGTCGGTGCGACAACTAGCGCCTTTGGCGGATCTGCGCTTTCTAAATCTGCCGAATCGCTGGGTTGATTAATGGCACTTTCCGCCGTATCAAGTAAATCTCGCGCCGATTTGGGTAGTACCGATTTAGGGTCGTGCACAAAACTCTTGACCGAATCAGGCACCGGTAGTGCATCAACAAGTTGTGTAATCTTTGCTGATTGTGCTCTAATAGATGTAACCATAGTACCCATTCTACCCAGAATTGTCGTCTTTGCTGCAGCGTCTGCCGCTATCTGCTCTTTTGTTCTTGGTCCTGTGGCAATTCCAGGTGGGGTCTTGACACCCAGCGCACTCAGGAAATTTAACGCACCTGAGCGGCGGAGAGCGTTCGTTCCCAGGACCGCACCCATCAAACCCACCAAACCCAACGAAACCGCACCTAAAATAATGCCTAGAGAGGAATTATCCGCAGCAGCAGCCGCAGCAATTGGAATAGTCGCATTCAAGGAGGGGGACGCGCTCGCATTTGCGAATAAATTCGGAATTGGTGTGCCGGAAAGACTCATAGTACTTATAGAGGAGGATGAAAAAGAGCCTGATACTGAGATAGACATTGAGAGAGTGGGAGAGATTGATAGAGAGTTTGATATACTATTTGCGATAGACGAGGACGGGGTTGGCGTTTTACCTGGTGAAGGGGAGACTGTAGTACTTGTTGTTTGTGTTGGACTTATAGAGGACGAAAACGATCCTATTTGTGATAAACTTATACTAGATGATCCTGTTTGTGATGAACTTATACTAGCTGACCCTATTTGTGAAGAACTTATACTAGATGCCCCTGTCTGTGAAGGACTTATACTAGATGCTCCTGTCTGTGAAGGACTTATACTAGACGACCCAGAAGAACTCGCTGTTTGCGTAATAGAAGCGGCGTTTGAACGCGTTTGCGATATACTTGAGGAGAACGACGGCGAAGAGCTCGGCGTCTGCGTATTTGAAGGTGTCATAGAGGCAATCATACATGTGTAACAGTCCAAATAATACATTTGTGCCTGATACGATGTACTCTTGTAAATCATTGCATAGACGGATGATACTGTTGGATTGCTTGTAAATGGGAATATGTATTTTGCGGCTGTAAGGGATGTTGTTGTACTCGCAGTTGTATAGAGAAGTGTACCAGCAGGGGCTGTATAAAATTTCATACCTGTGGGTGAGTGTGTTCCATCTGTATTTGCCCACCAATC